AAGGAGTCTAAAATGGCTAAAAAAGAAAAAGAAAAGCCAGTCTTGAATCTCGATGGCAAAGAATATGTAATCGAGGATATGACTGATTTACAAAAAGAAAAAGCAAGTGAAGTTGCTTTATATCAAAATCATGTAGCAGATGTTCAAAATAAGCTATCTACAAACGCTTTTATGAGACAGCAATTAATTGAGTGCGAAAAGGTCTTTGTAGATAAACATCAAAAAGGTGTTAAAGAGCTAAAAGAAATGCTTGATAACGATCATTCGCCTCATGATATGGGAGATGAAAACGACTAATGATTGTTAGACAATGCTCCCATGATTATGACATTACTATTCATTTAAATAATAAAAAAGGAATAGTAAAAACATTTTCTCTAGTTGATGGTACACCTGCTACAATAACATATCCAAATTCTAAGGAATATTTCCTTTTAGTAGATGGAGAGATTGTAAAGCAATCTGATTCATTTAAAGTAATAGAAGAAGAATATGTTAAAGAAGTTGCTAAGAAAACTTCACATGGTCATGGGAGGATTGATCTATCCAAACATAAATTAATAAATAACAAGGTTGTAAATAAATGAAATCACCAATATCTAAATTAGTAGAATGGCAGATAAAAACAGGACAGCTTGATGGTTGGACTGCTTATCATTTAGGAGCAGGAGCTTTTTTCTGTAAAATATTCCAATGGCTTAATTGGAGTGATTTATGGTGTGTTTTAGGAGTATTGATACTTGGTATCGCTTGGGAGATTTTCGAGTGGATAGTAGAGGATTATAAGCCTTATGGCACTAAAAAAATATGGGCATACAATACGATGGCTGATATAGTTGTAGAAACTGGTATAGCTTGGTGGATGGTGCTATGAACAAGGTAATAGAAAAATTAGATAATGGAGATTTTAAAGTTGTTAGTACGAGTTATGATATTCCTGTTAAGTACAATGGGAATACAAAGTTGCAATCAAGGATGGATCGTAGGAAACATTCCTCTCACACCGCAGGATACAGTTACAAATACAGTTTTTATAGAGATAGTGGATGCTGACTCTACAACACATTGGTATCATGGAAAGATCTACGATCATTCAAACTGGTGCTATGCTCATGATGAATGGGAAGATATAAGGATCAAATGAGTGAGAAACCAGATACCGCTAGAAGTTATAGGACTACTATTCTTGACGATAATGCCATTGTTAGTATTAACCTTAAATGGCTTGGTCAAATTGCAGTTCTTATCGGAATGTTGGTATATGGTTATTGGCAAATTGAAAGTCGTATTAGAAAACTTGAAAGTAGCATTACTGAGGCAAATGAACAAATTGGGGATTTGCTTAGTAAACATATCGTGGAAGAAAGGGCTGAAAGACAAGAGTTGGCAGAAAAAGTAGCCTTTTACGAAAAAGAATTTAATATCAACCCTTTGTCTTGGGGTAAAAAACGAGGTAAGAAATAGTGGATACGGCTACTTTATTAGAAGCTTATGGAACTCTTGGAGCTACAGGAGTTATTTCTCTTTTATTTGGTTTTATGATTACAAATCTAATTAAGTCACAATCAGCACAAAATGAGGCTTTAGATAAGATGTCAGTAGACTTAGCAAAAGCAGAAGGCACAAGTTCAAATGTTGAAGGAATTTTATTAAAATTACTAGATAGGATTCAGAGAGATTCTGAGTCTCAATCAAATGAAAGGAATAGAAGGCATGAATCCCTTATGAAAGAGGTAGATGATTTGTCTGATAAAATCAGTTATTTATCTGGAAGAATTAATGGTGGAGGAAAACATTAATGGATACGCTAAAAATAGCAACCATCAGTTTTAGTAATTATTTTATAGGGCTTACTCAAGTGCATGAATTATTGCAGGTTGTTGTTGCCTTGTTATCAATAGTCTTGTTATTAATGAATATAAAAAAAGGAAAATAGAATGGATTTTAAAAAAATGTTAATGGAGATGGCTGAAGCTCAAGCTGAAAAAATGAGAGAAGAAGCTATGACACAAATAGAATCAGAAGAGTTTTCTGATATGCTTGCAACTAAGTTAAATGAAAAAATAGACATTCCATTTGTTAGTGAGGCTAAAGAGCAAGAGTTTTTTGAAAAAGCAATGGATTTACTTACTGATATATTGGGTGGATTTTTTAAGGAGAAATAATGCCAAAAGGAAAAGGATATGGTTTTGGAAAAGCAAAGCCAACAAGAAAACGTAAGTTGGTAAAGAAAGGAAAGAAGAAGTAATGTATAAGTTCGGTAGGCGGAGTCGAGAACGGCTTAAAGGGGTGGATGTTAGACTAGTCAATGTATTAAATGAGTTAATTAAAATGATGGATGTTACTATTATTGAAGGACTCCGTTCTGCTGAACGCCAAGAAGAGCTTTTAGCTAAAGGTGCAACTAAAGTAAGGTACTCTAAGCACATGGAAGGAAAAGCAGTTGATTTATCTCCATACCCAATAGATTGGGAAAATAGAGATGGTTTTTATTATATGGGTGGAATGATTCGTGGCATAGCTAAACAAATGGGAGTCAATGTACGATTTGGCGGAGACTGGGATAGTGATGGAGACACAAAAGATAATTCTTTTGATGATTTAGTTCATGTTGAGATTAAAGACTAAAAAAGTTAAGAGCCTTAACTATTTACCCTTGCATTAAAAACATTCACATATTAACTTAGGAATAATATGGCATACTGTACAGAAAGAGATTTAAAAGATGTTTATCCATCAATAGACGAGTTCGATACTAAAACTCCTCTATATGGCTGGGTAGTCCATAGCAGTAACCTATACAGAGCAGATAATTGTGGTCTTGTCACTCAACTTTTCGCAAATGGACAAGATTTAGGAAATGCTCAAGCAAACAGCGGAGTAGTAAATTCTAATGGGGAATGGTATTATGAATCCACATTAGATGCTGTTTATTATTATAATAGTGCAACCAATCCAAATGATATGCTTATGGAATCTGGTGATGATTGGGCAACACTAAAAACTCGCTATATATCTAATGCTGAAAAGTACCTTGATTCTAGGCTTGATGGCAGACTACCCAGAAAACAATTCAAAGATAAAGATGGTAATTATGACTATACGATCATAAGAACTACTGCTTTACTTGCTTGCTATTTTCTTATTAGAGCAAATGATCCTACTTCTGAGGTGGCAAATGCTTTATTTGAGGAAGCAGATAGAAATATACTTTCTTTAAATGATGGAAGCACTAAATTGTCTTGGCAAGTTTCAGGCGATGCTAGTAAAGGTGTAATTAGACAAGTTTCCGTAAGTGGCTCAGTTAATTTAGTAGATACAAGAGGACATTATTATGATGTCTATGATAGAATAGGAGTTAAGATTACAACTGCTGGTGCTTTAGGTACGGCTAAGTATTCCGTATGGCAAAAAGATGGAGACAATCTAGGTGCTGAGAGAATGAATAATGGAGATACGGCAGATTACATAGATACAATAAATGGTCAATATCAGCCTTTAGCTAATGATGTCTACATTAGGTTTGCAGGGGATACAGCAGACACAGCTACACTAAACGACAAATGGGAAATAGAGTTTTTTGGTAAAAATGAATCAGTAGATGATACAGGAATGCCATACTCAATTAGGATGACTAGAACTTAATGGCAATTACATTTGTTAATATTTGGGAAACAAAGATTTTGGATACTATTAGAACTTTTCTTAATGATGAGTTTGCAGGTAGTATCCCAGTATATACAGGAAATTTTAAGGATATGGGGAATCAATCAATTCGCCTAAATCCAATAGGCACAGACTTAATAAGTTATGATGCCGTAGGTGAAACTAGAGAATACATTGTAGATGTATCTTACACCTTTAAAGAAAAAATGTTGAAAAAGGATACTTGGGAGCATATACTTCGTCAAGTATCACATATAGAAGCTCTTTTCTTTAACAATCAAAATAACACTTTTTTTAATGGCAGATTCAATACAGCTAGAATAAATGAAAAGCAAGAAGCTGAAGAAGCTGTAGATGGATTAAATGTTATTAGATGGGAATGGAGAGGGTTGTATTTAGGAAACATATCTTAAAGTAATAAGGAGTGGGTATGAAAATAAAAGCAAAGGATGGGATGCTTTCAAGAGTTCCGGGTGGACTTCCAAAGCAACTTATCAACGATTTAAATAATGGGAAAATGGTAGAGGTAGATGTTATACCACACAAGCTATTATCTTTAGTTGAAGAAGTTAAAGAAGTAAAAAAAACAAAGGAGAGTAAATAATGTCAGCAAATACATCGGCATTTTCCTCAAAAGAATTTACAGTTGGGATAGCAGAAGAAACAACAGTAGGAAATGCTCCATCAACTTTTTTGGGAATAGAAGTAGAGTCAATTAGCTTGCCTACAGTTAATGATTTACGAGTTACAGAAAAGAGAACGGGAAGTACTGGAAGAATAGTTAATACAGATGACTTATTTAACCATGAACCCGGAGCTATACATGAATTAAGTTTAAGTGGAGTTCTAACAACTAATTTATTACAAGTTCTTGCAGAAAATGCTACTGGAGTAGAAACTGCTTCTAACTTAGTTAAAGTTCTATACAATCATGCACCAGCAAGTTTTTTACATGGTGCTACAAGTAGTGGTGGTCATAATACAGTTTCATTTCATATTAAAGGAGTATCTGCATTTAATTCTTCATATACTCTTTCAGGTTGTGTTATCACATCTTTAACATTAAATGCTAACTCAAATGAAAATGGTGGAAGATTTACTTTTGAATTAACTGCACAAACTAGAACGCCATTTACATCATCTGTAGGTAGTGCTTTAACAGTAAACAATTATACTGAGAATTTTTTATATCTTTCTCATTTTACAGATGATAAGATGGTAAATGATGTAGACACAATTCTTGATTCAGTTGCATTTACTATAGAAAATCCTGTTGTGTTCTTAGGTAATAAAACAGTTAGTTCTAGTTACGGATTACCTGAAGCTTATCAACGCTCTATACCAGATTTTAAAACAATGGCTAATTGTATTGTTAAGTACGATACAAACACTAAAGACTTTTTAAATGAATGGAGAACACAATCTGTTGCTACTCAAGGTTTATATTTAGCAAATCATGCTACTTGGGGAAGTGCAACTACATTTGGAATAAATCTAGCTAAGTCATTTATTAGTGAGCAACCATCATTTCAGGAAGATGATTATTTGAAAATTAGTGCTACCATGCAAGGAGCTTCTGATGAGTCTACTGATGAAATGCTACAGCTAAGGGTATCATAATGAAACTATCTACAGGAAAAGAGATTAAATTAAAAGAAATGTCTGTAGATGATATGGACTATTGCAATGACTTACCACAGATGAGATATGAAGGTAATGAAATTGTAGCTATCACTAATTTAGCAAAAGCAAGAACTGCTTGGATTCGTAAAGGTGTTGAAGGTGCTGATGATAAATTTATTAAGTCACTTTCAGAAGATGAAAAAAATGAACTATCATTGGCTGTACAAGAGCATCAACGCTTGGGGGAGTAGAATCCCTCACATTAGAATTAAACTTTTTACTAGATAGAAGATGTGAGGGGTGTATGTATCACGAATACCCCTATAAGGCTCAAATTCCTATCTTAATCGAAGGAAAATATGAAAGTCAAACCTTTATATCAAATAAAGATGTTTGGGAAGTTATTGATCTTCTAATAGAAGAAACAAAAGATAGTATTAAACAGGGCAGTAATTTGAATATCGCTGAATCGGTGATGGCTCAACTGCCCTTTTTTTCTTGTACTAATATGATTATGGATTCTAATGCACAAAAAGAAATAGCAAGGTTTATGTATGCAAGACAATTTAAAATATCTCCATATAAAGGGAGCTATGGAGATCAACCTAAAAAATGGGTTGAAAAAAGCTTTTTATTAACAAACTTAATAGAAAGGCAAAAAGCAAAGGCAATGAAAAATGGCTGAACAAAATACAGTAACTGTAAAGTTTGAAGGTGATAGTAAAAGCTTAACTCAAGCAATTAAACAGTTAGACGATGCAACGAAAAAGTTATTAAACACTCAATCTAAGATAAGAGATTTTAATGAAAGAATAGTAAAATCTAATAATAAAAATAAAAATTCTCTTAAAAATCTAAGAGTTCAATTACAGTTACAAAATAAAAGTTTAAAAGATTTAAAAATACCTTTAGAAACTTACAAAAAAGCTTTAGGTGGTAGTCGTTTGGCTATGGCACAAATTAGACAAGCTACTAAAAAACACATTAGAGACTTAAAAAGACAAAGAAAAGGTATACTTGACACAGAGCATGGAACAAGAATACTTGGTGGGTCTTTTGCAGTTTTACGATCTAAAATGCTACTTGCTAGTTTTGGTGCAGGTTTATTTAGTGCATCTATTTTAAAATTAACAAAATTATTTGGAGAGCAAGAAAAAGCAGAAAAAAAATTAGAAACAGCTTTAGGTAGACATTCTAAAACTTTATTAGCATTTGCTTCAGCACAACAAAAAGTTACTACTTTTGGAGATGAAGAAACAATAGTTGCAATGTCATTATTAGGTGCTTATACAGATAATGAAAAAGCAATAGCTAGGCTTACAAAAGCATCTATGGACTTAGCATCTGCTAAAGGAATGGACTTAAACTCAGCAGTAGATTTAGTATCTAAAAGTGTTTTTAGTAGTACAAATGCTTTATCTAGGTATGGTATAACTATTGAAGGAACAGAGGGGTCTGTCAAAAGATTAGAAAGTGCAACTAAAGCTATATCTGCATTATATAGTGGTCAAGCAGAAGCTAGTGCAGAAACATTTTTAGGATCAATGACTCAGCTTGGAAATAGTGTTGGGGATTTAGGCGAAAGGTTTGGATCAATATTAGCTCCTAGTGTAATGGTTGGTGCTAAGGCATTAAAAGTTTTTTCAGATAGTATAGATACAGAAGAAATAAAAGCTTATGGAACAGCTTTAATTGGAACTTCTGTAGCTTATGTAACATTGACAAAAGGAACTGTAATAGCTACAAAAGCAATGGCTTTATTCAATAAAGTATCTAAAAAGAATATTGCAATATTAGCAGGAATGATAGCTATTGGAGCAGTTATTGATAAATTAAATTTATTTAAAGATGCTTCATCTGATCTTTCAGGTGAATTAGAAGATTTAAATGGTCAAATAGAAAACTTAAACTCGAAGTCTAAATTATCTTCAAAAAAAGCAGACAAACTTATAGAATCTACAAATAAATTATTTATAGCAGAAAATAATTATGGAAAATTACAAGCAGAACAATTTTTAATTGAACAAGATAGATTAGCATTAAAACAAAAATATACAGTTGCTCTTGAAGGTGAACAGCCGTATATAGAGCAAAGCATAGATTATCAAATAGAAAATAACGAATTAAGAACTAGACAGATATTGCTAGAAAGAGAATTAACTAATGCTAAGCTATCAAGTACATCTACTTTACTAGGAGGGTTAGCCTCTTTAAATCAAGCTACCAAAGGAAATGCTAAAGTTTCTAAAAAAATTGCTCAGGCTCAAGCAATTATAGATACTTATGCAGGTGCAAATAAAGCCCTTGCATCTGCTCCACCACCATTTAATTTTATAGCAATGGCAGGAGTAATTGCTCAAGGTATAGCAAATGTTGCACAAATACAAGCTCAAAAATTTGAACAAGGTGGATTAGTAGGTGGTCGTAGACATTCTCAAGGTGGAACAATGATTGAAGCTGAAAGAGGAGAGTTCGTAATGTCTCGAAATGCTGTTCAGTCTGTTGGAGTCGAAACATTAAATCAAATGAATCAAAATGGTTCTATGGGCAGATCAATAAATGTAAACATAAATGGCAATGTAATAGGTAATGAATCATTTATAAGGGATACTTTGATTCCTGAAATTAATAAAACTCTAAGACAAGGCTTAGCATAAATATGTCATTTGGAAATGAAATAAAAACTACAAATATAACAGAAAACTGGTTATTTGATATTATCCACAATAATGGAACGTTAAGACTGTCTTTTCAAGATTATGTAGATGGTAGTAATTTTTATCATGGGGTTATACTTAATAGACCATCTATAAGGGAATCTATTGATTTAAAAACTGCTGTATCTAAAACTTCTAATATAAGCATTGATATTGCTGATTTTAACTATGAAGGAAATCCAATTAGTGAATTTATATATGGTGGTTCAAATTATTTTATTAATAAAAATGTAGATGTAAAAATTATTATTAATCAGGGTACTGGTGTAAATCTTGCAAGTTTTAAAATTAATTCAATATCGTATAGTAATGGAGTTGTTTCTATACAAATGAATCACCATATTCCGTGGGCAGATGTAACATTTCCCCAAACAAAAACAACAAGTAATAACTTATATATCCCTGTAAGTTATGGTAACTATACGAAAAATTCTGCTACAACTTATGCATCTCCACTATTTGAAAGTCAGCTAACGAGTGAAGCATATAGACCAGTTCTATACAATAAAGATACGCTACATAGATCAATTTATGTTGATGGTGTAGATACATCTTCAGATGCAGAGTTAGCAGTTTATGAAAAAAACTTTAATGTTTTTGTTCCATTAGAAAATGCTGAATCTGATACATCAAATACAGATGGAGCAGAGCATGGCAAATCAGATTTTTTGCAAATAAGATCATTTCAACAAAGAGCTACTGATGCTACAGAAGTAAGTACCCAATCAGGGGTTACAGTTTCTAATCTATCAAATGCTATAGATGGAGATAATTCTACTTATGCTTCTGCAAGTGTTAATTTAATTCAAACAGATACAGTAAAAGTTGCTACTCAAGATTTTAGTTTTTCTACAGTTAGTGGAAAGTCATCAAGCCATATAACTTCATTAAAGCAAAGTACTGGAAATGTTTGTTTATTAGCAGAAGATTTAGATACTTCAGAAACAGGAGTTAATATTGACAATGATGATAATGTAAGCAATTATGATGTTGTTAAAGTTGGCAGTGAAAAAATGCTAGTTACTAGCTCATCTAGCAATACATTGACTGTTGTAAGAGGTTTTGATAGCAATGCTCAAACACACGACAATGATGATATTGTAGGCATAGAAAATACTATTAATATTTTATATGTAAGGTATCAAGTTATTTTTACAACAGATGTAGGAAACAATAGCATTAGACTTCAATTTCAAACCGATGGAAATGCTGATGCTATAACTCATTTTAGCAACTTTGGAGCAGGAAATAGAATAAATGCATTAAGCTCTCACCCTGAAAAACTAAGAATAAGAATAACATTTACGTGTCAAGAAGCAGGTGGGCAATTACCATCCTTAAATGCTGAAGTTAGGATATATGATGTTTATTTAGTTACTCAAAGAGTTTCTAATGAGCCACAAGATAAACTGTTTGTTGCAAATGATGGATTTTTAGACAATGGTTGGATTAATGGAAGTACATTAGTTACAGGAGTACATCAAGTACATAGAGATTTATTAAGTAGATTTGCTAATCTTGCTAACTCAGACCCAACTGGATGGTCTGATTTAAACACATCTAGAACACAAAGTGGTAAAGAATGGCTTGCTAGATACTGGGCATTAGAGCCACAGTCACTACAAAAAACATTAGAGATGCTACAGTATGAAGGTGGTTTTATATATCACAATGGAAAATATAAATTTGTAAAAGACTCCTATTCTGCTAGTGATAGTGAAACTTTAACTAAAAGCGATGTGAGTGATATAAATATTGGAATTACATCGTACTCAGATATACTTTCAAAAATAATAGTAAACTTTAAGAAAAATGCAGGTAATGATAAATATTTTACATCTACAACAGCAACAAATGCAACAACAAGAACTAATTACAGTATAGATGACGGAGAAAATCAAGTAGAAGTTAATTTAGATGCTTATGTAGCTCCTGCTATTCCTACTACACCTGCATCTAATCCAAATGATGATTTTTATACTTATTATGATAATATATTTGGAGAACCTAAATTAACCATAAAAGGCAGAATTGTTAATCCTGCTTATTATAATCTTGAAGCTGGAGATATAATAGACTTTTCAAATATGCAACCTGAAAAAGCTTTTGGTAAATCTTTTGCAAATGTTGCATTTATGATTATATCCTTACAAAGAACATCTGGAATTTTAAATTTTGAAGCAAGAGAAATTGGAGTAATAACATGAGTTATAATAGATTTGCTGTACCTAGAGCTTATATTGATTTAATATCTTACAATATTTCAAATGGATGGAGAGACTTAGACGATATAACTACTATACAAGATGATGGAAGTACAGCAGTAACATTTGATGCAGGAAGCGAAGCTAGTATGTTTGACATGAAACCATCTAATTTTGCACAAATAGCAAATACAAATAAAGCATTTTATATTCAATTTGATTTTGGCGTAGCAAGTGATAATATTTCAGAATCAAATTTTTTAGCAATATTAAATCATAATTTTGCAGATGCAGATTGTATTTTTAAGGTTGAATTAGATGACTCTTCTGATATGTCATCCTCAACAACTGTAACCGATAATCAAACCGATAGTGTAACAAGACATTCAAAAATAATTAATGCTGAACAAATGAGTGGAGGGAATTTTAAATTTATTAATCCAGCTAAAAATGGATGGACTTTGATTACTTGGGCACAAGCAACAGATAATAGATATATGAGAATCACCTTTAAAGATAGTGGAGGAACAGGAATAGATTTTGCTGAAGATGTTATAATGGGGTCAATTATGTTTGGCAAGTATATTGACTTTAGATCACCTAATATAGATATTAATACTAGCATAGTATATGATGGCACTACGATAAATAACTCTGTAGGTGGAAATAGTTATGCTAATACAAATTATACTGGAGAAGCAAATTGGAATCATACATTGCCGTGGAATCTTACTACGTCTTCTAATCAACAGACTTACGGATTTAATAAAATGAATGGTAGGATTCAGCACTCATTAAAATTTGACTACCTTACAGATACCGAATTATTTGCACCTAATTGGTTTGCAGATCAAGATAGCCATGCTGATTGGTATGACTCTGATAGTATGCACTCATCTTTTTTCAATAGAACATTTGGACAGCATTTGCCATTTTTATTTTCTATTAATTCTACTAGTTCAACAACAGGTGATTATGGTATGTTTAGGCTTGCTAATAATAGCTTTTCAGCTAATCAAGTAGCTAGTCGAATATGGAATGTAAATATGGATTTAATACAAACTTGGTAGTCAAGATAAAAGAGCTTTAGGATCAGGTATAACTATATTCATATCTACAGCACTCCACCTGATTATACGTTCTATAAATACTGAAAATTCTTTTGTTGATAATGTCTTGGTGCTTTCTATATTAAAATGATTCTTGATAGTGGCGTGCATTTCTTGTTCAGTATATCCTAGCTCTTCACCTAATATACCTACGATCTTCCAGTAGTAATTATTTTGTTGGGCAGAGCGTACACCTGTTTCTTTTAGCTCGATATAATACTCACCTTGCAATTTAGATATAGCATTATCAAATTCAGTCCTATTTAATAAGGACATCTTACCTTTTTCTATTTTACAAGCAAATCGCAGTCTGGACATATCTTAGCATCCCATAGTTTCATATCAGAGGATTTCCAAAGTTCACCTTCAAACATATTCCATTTCTTACGGCACTCTGGACACCACCACAAATCTTCATCTGCTCTGATCTCATCTGTTTTATGATTTTCTCTAAATCTAGTTTCTATAACATTACTTTCAAGAGCATCAATTACCCATTGTATAGAACCAAATTTACTTCTTTTTTCCTTTGCTTTTGCTTTCTTCAATTATACCACCTAACAATAATAAATAATTCCGTGCATCCTGTATTCTGCCAACTATAGGTTCCTCTGATACTTCCTTGCCATTCAACACAAAGTTTCTAATTGAATCCATGTGCTTTAATAAATAAATAAGAGCCACCTGCTCTGCTTTTAAATTCATTCTATCCCCAATGCTCTTAAAGTTTTTAAACTTATCTTCATCTGAGACTGTATACTCTTCGCCCTTAACTAACATAAGCCTATTCTCTTCATCCTGCATAGACTTTGCCCACCTCATAAAATGACTAACCTTCATACTGAAACCTCTCTATAATCTGTAAAAATACATGAAAGGAAATTAAAAAGGATATTGAAAGTAATAATGAACTTAAACTAAAGAAAAAAAAGGTTACAACCCATTCTGCAATATCAAACATTATCATTATTTATTCTCCATTACAGAGTCTAAATATTCTCTGATTTTTTTTTCTAATGTATGTAATCTCCATGTCATCAATCCCCACAAGCATACCCAAAAAAAATTAGACAACAAAACATCAAATGCTTGTGTTTGTAATATCTCTGTAAAGTAGTGTAGTATCATATTCTCTCCTTTAATTAGTTAAGGTACTTAACTTTTTAGTATAGATAGGGAAGGTCAAAGCTATGGAGAAAACTTTTACTGTTCCCTATCGCCACTAATATTTTGCCCCAGTTCTGTTTTAGTGCCAACCTTAACATTACATTTGTCAATAACTTTTTCACTATCAACTACTATACATTCATGTCCTGATTGCTTATTGTTTCGCTCACAGGTTTGATTATTGATTATTGGGGCAATTCTCAATTAACTATTCAGTCCTTCTGCTAATCCATCTGAACATGAGTCACAAACTTCATAGCTACATAATGAACAGTTTTGTAATTCTTCTAAATCTCCTAACACATCATTAACTATATTACTTATTTCATTAATATGTTTTTGCAAACCAGACCTTGAAAAATCTCCAGTTTCTAATTCTGTATAACTCCAAATGCTAGTTACCTTATTTTTTATTTTTTGTAAGTCTTTCATATTCGCTCTCCTTGTTATATGAATATAGTTAGATACCTACCTAAAAGTCAAATGTTTTCTGTTTGAGTTTCAATGCTATCTCCTCATAGTCATTGTCTGTAAACTTAATAATTGTATTCTTTCTTTCTTTCACAGTTTCATACCATTGGGTGCCACGCTTTTCAACTGCCCACTCAACAAACTCGGCAGGAGTTTTGTGAGCAGA